CTCACCTGGCTAAAAAAGACGTCATGCAGCCAACCATAGTTGGCGGTCCACACTTGGCCGTTGTTGTTGACGTACATGTCCCAGTTGCCGTCGGTCTTCAGGAAGCCCATCAGGTCTTCGTTGTGATGAAGGCGTCGGGTGCGTCCAGTGGTCGTGTCGCTCATCCCAAGGCTCGGCACATTCAAATGGCCGGTCATCGTGCCGCCTGACTTCGCCACCACCAGGTTGTAGTCAACAGACCCGGCCGGGCCAGTTGGGCCTTGCGGACCCTGCGGACCCTGCGCACCAGTTGCACCTTGCGGTCCGGTTGCGCCTGCCGGACCCGTCGGGCCGGTCAAGCCTTGCGGACCCGTCGGGCCTTGCGGACCTGCGGGGCCAGTAGCGCCAATTGGACCTTGGACGCCCTGGACGCCTTGAATGCCCTGGTCGCCTTTGGCAGACAGCTTGCTCCAGACAGTCGTAGCAGCATCGGACGGCTCAGTGCTCGACGTGGACTGCAATGCAACCCAGGACGCGCCGTTGTGAAAGACCGCATCGTCGGCCGCGTACCCTATGCCAGAGACCCAAGGGCCTCGGAAGGTCATGCCGCGCACACCTTGCGGGCCTTGAATACCCTGCGGGCCTTGCAGCCCTTGCACACCCTGCGGACCTTGTGGACCAACAGGACCGACGGGGCCAGTCTCGCCCTGCACGCCTTGCGGACCTTGTTGACCGATCGGGCCAGTCGGACCCATGGGGCCAACCGGACCCTGGACACCCTGGTCGCCTTTTTCGCCCTTACCAAATGGAACGCCACCCGACCAGACGCCAGGCGTATTGCTCAGGCGCAGGTACAGGAAGCCGTTGTCGGTGGACAGGAATGCGAAGCCGTGCGGCTCGTTGTTGTAGTTGGCGCGGTCGGCATAGACGCCAACAGCGTCCACGTCGAAGGACATGCCAGCGACGCCTTGAATGCCCTGCGGTCCTTGAGGACCGACGGGGCCTTGCTCGCCAGTCGTTCCCTGGATGCCCTGCTCGCCTTGAGGCCCTTGCGGACCCATGGGGCCGGTCGCACCTGCGGGGCCAGGATTGCCTTGCGGGCCTTGCTGACCTTCAGGCCCTTGAGGACCGGCTGGACCGGTCTCGCCGCGTGCACCTTGCACACCTTGAGGACCAATAGGTCCAGCCACACCTTGCAGGCCCTGCATCCCCTGCGGTCCAGTGGCACCTTGTGGGCCTTCTGGACCAGGGATGCCGTCCAGCAGCTCGGGCTTGAGTTGATCGAGGCCGACGATGCCACTTTGCAGGCTGCCGTCGTCCTTCTGAATTTGGGCCAGATTCGTGCGAATCTGGTTGACCGATTGAGCAGCCGCATCCAGCTCCTGATTCAGGGCTGCGTGGTCGGTGTCATCGCCCTCGCGTTCGGTGAAGTCAGTTTGTCGGTTGTAGGCTTGCGGCTGCGTCATGGTCTTGCTTTCTTACTTTGCGGTCTGCTCGCCGGTCTGCTCGGCTTCGGCCTTCTTGCCAGTCTTGGCTTTCACGGCCGACTTCTCGACCAGCTCGGTCAGGCGCTCGCCTTCGTCGTCGCCATAGACCTTGGAGACCTTGGCCGCGCCGTACTTGGCGCTCAGGCGCTCGTGCTCATTGGCTGGATCGACTTCGAACACGCCTGCCTGGTCGCCTTCGGTGACGTTCTCTTTGCCAAACATCTGGCGCAGAAGGGTCAGCTCGTAGGGGGGCACGGTGACTGGGGTGATGGTCATGGCATCGCGACGGATGGTGACGTTGAGCAGGGGAACGTTGATGGTTTTGCTCATGGCTTCCTCATTGGCTTGGGTTGAAGAAACCCCGACCAGGGTGAGCCGGTCGGGGTAGCTGGGTCGCCGGTTAGGCGATGGCCAGGACGGACTGCGCGTTGCTGCGGCTCAGAGACAGAGCACAGCGCAGGTTCACCATGGCGTACATGGCCAGCACGTCGTGGGGACGGATGGGTGTCACGATGTCCATGTCGTCGTCGCGGTACTTCATGAACTTGGTGTTCAGGAAGTAGCAGCGCTTTTCCCACTCAACGGCAGGAGTCGTCAGGGCGTCCAGCTCTTCAAACTGGGGGTCCCAGATGATTTCCACGCCCTTGAAGTACAGGCCGGTGTTGACGCCGTTGCCGACGCCAGCGTCCAGCTTCTTCACATCGCCAGCATTGGCGTTGTTCGTGACGACGATTTCCTTGCGGTATGCGTCGATGAACTTGCCACCAGCCAGGATGAAGTTGGGGCTGCCGCCGTTCTTGATGTTCTTGCGCCAGGCGCTTTCCATCTTCTGGGCGAGGTTGCCGACGGTGCCGGTCTGGATGCCAGTCTCGGCATGGTTGCGCCAGTAAGTGGCGCTTGCACGGTCCAAGCCACCCACCACGCCGGAAGTCGGTGCGGTCGAGACCAGCACGTCCAGGCCAGCAATGGCGTCAGCGTCTTGAGTGCCGTCGCGGTGCAGCTCCAGGTCCAGCTTCTGCATGAAGCCTTCCTTGAGCGATTCCATCTGCTCGTCCAGCAGGTTCAGCAGTTGGACCTTCTCGTTTTGCTCCAGCTTGAACTCGCCGCGAGCACCTTCGCGCACCTTGATACCGGCACCGAACAGGCGGTCGTAGTCCAGGTACAGGCCATCCACGGCACGACGCCACGGGAAGGCGGCCTGCTCAGTGGTGTTGCGCTTGTTGAAGGAAACGGCATCTTCGCCGTAGGCCCAGGTAAAGTTGCTGCCGTAGGTCTTGCGGACGTTTTCGACGACGTTCTGCTTGGCACCCAGGAAAGTCTTGCGACCTTCCATGAGCTTCTTGAGAAGGGGGCGCTCCGTGGCAATCTGGTCCACGGGCATGTTGCGCAGGTACTCGTCCAAGGAAACCTTGGCCAACTCCTGCAAGTCTTGATTGGAAATAGGCATGTCACTGCTCCGAAATGAAAGGTTTGAGAAACACCTTCCACGCCGTGACGGCACGCAAGCCCGTCTGGTTCAGCTCATCAGGCTCCCGGCGCGACTTCGGGTACAGCTTTGGCCTGGTGCGCATTGCGCTGGTGGACGCGACCCCACCGATGCAGCGACAAATTTGGCGTGTACCGCATCGAGGTACTGGCTGGCCCGCTGCGGGAGGCGATCCCCGCTAACGCTCATTTGCAGACCAGTCAGCACAACGATGCGGAACTGGCAGATTGAATTTTCTGCGCCCGTCAAGTCCTCGACGGATATTTGTTCACATCGACGCGATTTTTTTGGCCACGTTGGATGCCGCGCCGCCTTTTGCACGCGACAGCTCGCCTTCGGCTTTCTCTTCCTTGGCGTTTTCCATGTCGATGTGCGTGACCTGAAGCTCGATGCTTCGGTTCTCTGATCCCTCAGTGGCCGACTGGCGCGAGCCGATCACCTTGGCCTTGACCTCGAACATGAGCACGGTGCCGACAGAAGGCATCTTGTCGATGCCCAGCTTGTCCAGCGTGTCGTTGTCTAATTCCAGGCGCAGGCCGTAGGGATAGCGCTCCTGGTCGGCAGAGCCGATGACCATGGCCTCGTTCTTGGTCTTCGCTTCTTTCTTGCTGATCTTCAGGTCTTTCATGGCCATGGCTGGCTCCTTATGTGATGCGGGTTAGATGCCCAAGTTGTCCAGGTGCTGGGCAACGCGGTCGATGGGGTTGTTGGCTTGCGCAGCAGGGTTGCCCAATTGGGTCGGGCGCGAGCGAAGCGGCTGGGGCTGGGACGTTGGCGCAGCCTTGGGCACGGTGATGCCGTCGTACATCATCTGGAGCGCGGCGGTCCACTGCTTGGGCTCGAAGGTCTGCACAAAGCGCTGGAGGTTGGCCGGGTTCTGGAAGTGCTCACCGATGACCTTCAGGCGCGCGGGATGGTCAGCTTCCTTGGCGCGGGTCTGGAGGTAGGTTTCCATGGCGTTCGCAGCGGACTGCACCGTCTCCTGGAATTGCGCCTGACGATTGGATGCGTCGGTGTCGGCTTGCTGGCGCGCGGTCTGGTCGGCCTGGGTCTTGCGGAACTTGGCCAGCTCAACCGCCTTGTCGCGGGTGATTTCCATGTTCTCGACGGCCGTCTTCAGGTCGTCGTGACCGGCCAGCAGATCGACGCCAGGCGCTTCCACACCCAGCTTCTGGTACAGCATGGCGCGCTGGCCCTCGATCATTTCCAGGGCAACGCGGATGTTCTTCTCGTCGCCAGAGTTGACCAGGCGACCAAATTCCAGGGTCTGGGCAAACTCCTGAGCACTCATGCCGGTGGACTTCACCAGGTCGCGGAACTCGGTGATGTCGGCTTCGAGCTGCTTGCGCTCTGCGAACACAGACTTGATGCGCTCGCGTCCTCGTTCGGACTTCACGCCCTCCAGCAGCTCGGCTTCTTCCTGCTCGGCCGTCTTGGGTTGAGCGGGGTCGGCGGGCGGCGTGCCTGCGGCCTGGGGATCGACTGCGGGCTTGTCATCGGCCTTAGGTGCTTCGGCGGGCTTGCTGCCGGACAGCTCATCGAGCAGCGCCAGCATCTTCGCAGACTGCGGCTTGTCGGTCGGCAGGTCGTCGGCTACCGTCGGCGTGTCGCTTGTCGGAGCCTCGTTGCCGCTGGCCTCGGGTTCGCCGCCAGCATCGCCAGCAGCCTCGTCTTGTGTGCCAGCGTCATCGGTGCCGGATGATTCGCCGGATGCGCCGCCTCCCAGATCACCGCCTTCATCGTCGGCGGGTTTCATCAGGCGGGCAAACATTCGTTGCTTCCAGAGTGGCATGGTGGATTTCCTTGTGGTGGTTGAGAAAACTTATGCGCTGCCGCCAGCGCCAGCCAGTGCGGCCAGCGACGGGAGACCTGGGCCTCCAGGCATGGGCGCTGGCATCGCTGGGGCCTTGGGAATGAACTGCTCGACATCCAGGCGCTCGTCGAAGCGCTTGATGGTTTCGCGCAGCAGGTTAATGAGGGGTTCAGCGTCTGCGCCTTGCACGCGCGCTTGCATGATTCCGCCCACCAGGTTCTGGATGATCGGCAGGACCTTGCCCCAGTTTTCCTGCTCTTCGAGCTTGTCGGGTGCGCCAGTCGTGCCAGCGCGGATGCGCATCTCGACCATCTCGAAAATCTGGTCGCGCGACAGGGTTGGCCAGTCGTAGGGCTTAACCTCGACGACCATGGGCGTGCCGCCCGTGTTGATCGTCTTGGGTTCAGGCGGACCCATCATCCGCTCGACCTGCACAGGGGTCAGCTCTTGCAGCAGGATTTGCGCCGCGTACTGAGCAATCTCTTGCAGCCACTCTTCCACCTGGTCGCGGAACTCGGAAACGCGGCCAGACAGCGATTGCTGCATGATGCTGGCCTCGGTTGCGGTCTTGGGTTTGACCACACTGGAGCGGGCTGCATCTTGCAGGCCAGTGACCTGCTCCCAGTCTTGGCGCACGGCACTGGTGTCGTACACCACGGGGTCAATGGCCGGATGCTCGCGGGCCATGATGACCTGCGACAAGGGCTTGCCCTCGGTGTCCACAATTGTGATTTCGCCCAGTTCACTGTCCTTGAAGCGCTTGATGCTCTTCTCGCTCACTTCGCCGGACGCAACCCAGCCGGGCAGGCACAGGTCGCGGTGCTGGTTGAAGCGGTCGCGGGCATCGTTATGCTCTTCCTGGAGCTTTTCTGTCAGGTCCACCAGGCTCGGGGCTACGAATTGGCCATCGACCACCTGGTAGGGCAGCAGGAAGTACGGAAACCAGCGTTCACCGGCTTTGGGCGGGGAGTACGGTTCACGCAGCCAGAAGTCACAGCCCTCGGCCATCGTGTAAACGCGCTGGGTGTTCTTGTCCCAGATTTCCAGGATGGCAATCTGCTTGTCCTCGTCCAGCATTGCCGTGCCACTGGCTAGGCGGCCATCCTTCTTTGGCATCTGCTGGCTGTCCTGATACGCCTTTGCACTGTCCAGCTTGACCTTGTAGGTCGCCTCGGCGGCTGACTTCTTCATGGGGATGATCTGGCACATCCAGTCGCCATCCCGATAGTCAAAGAACTCGCACACCGACGGGTCAATCAGCAGGTTATCGGTCAGTACGCGGTCGATGACCAGGCCCTCGGCTGCAACCACCTCGACCTGCTCGTTGAGGGCGGCCATGAGCTGCTTCAGCTCTGCTAGGTTGGCCTCCTGCGCCTGGCGCTGGTCCGGGTCCTCGATGTCAGCCATCAGGCGCTCGGCCTGGGCGATGTTGTCCTGGGTGTCATTGATGCGCGCCAGGATGATCGGGTCATGCTGGATGTCGCGCTGGTACATGACCTTCACGATGCCGAAGGACGACGTGAGCGAGCTGCGCACGGTCGCCTTGGCCCGGTCCTTCAGGCGTGCACGCTCCAGGCAGCGGTTCGTGACCGTCTCGATGGTCTTGCAAAACAGCTTGAGGTTTTCCGCACGGTACAGCGGGGTCGCGCTGATTTCCGGGTTGCGGGCATAGATGCTGGGCAGGATCGCGGTGATCGTGCCGTGGATCAGGTTAGCCCGATGCTTGTAGAAGTCCTTGGACTTGGGATCGGCCTGCCAGTTAAAGCCAGCGACCTCGGCGCGGTTGTGACGCACGCGCTTGTGAAACTTGTCCCAGTAGGCGCGCGCGTTGGCAATGCGCTGATTCCACTTCTTGGCCAGCTCGTCCGGCTGGGGCTTCTCGCGCGAGCCGTCGGCTGCGATCTTGTTTTGGTCGGTCATCGTCAAACCCTCATTCGATAGGTGTCGTCGTCGTATTTTTTGGTCGGCTCGTCGTCATCGCCGGATATTTGTTCAGCGTCAGGGTTACGGCGGCGGCGCATGACCCCGTACCTGGTCGCGTCCCATGCGTGGTCTTCGGCGTCGGTGTCCACGTCCTCGGGGTTGTCGTCGGATGGCGGCAGGCTGGGCACGGTCCTGATCCAGTGCTTGCAGGTGGAAAAAACCTTCAGCCTGCCCTCGGACAGCAGGCGGATGATTTCCTGCGCGCCGTTGACCCTTGAACCCTTGGCGTTCCAGGCTTCCTGCCACTTCACGCCACC